TCTAAAATAATCTAAGTCAACAACTTTAAATATTCTCTCTTCTGCATTTTTTATAAAAAAAGGTATTTCTGCTACAAATGTTGCCTCATCGTTTTGTGTCCACTCTTGTATAGACGAAGTTAATGTTGTAAGGGTAAAACTCATGTCGTGCTCACTGTAACTGTTCCAACTGATGTCGTTGCACTAAAACTTGTTAGTAAACTTCCTAAATTACCTAGTCCAGTATTAGTATATACTGTAAATTTTTTATTGTCATCTTTCGTGTCAGGTCTAGCATCTTTAATAGCTTCAGCATCTGGAGTTGATCTTACTGGCTCAAGTTGAGGATGTTTTTCTTCATACTCATCTTTTCCAACAATAGAACCATTCCACTCTTTTCTTGTGTCTTTCAGACGATATCTAAATCCAGACCTATCTGATATTCTATAAGCATATTTACCACTAGCAAAAGGCATTATCCAACCTTGTAATAATCAAGTTTTGGCGATACATTAAATGCCGACCTATCTCTATCTTCAGCCATTGCTCTTTCGAACTCTTCTTCGTAAACTGTTTTAAGCAATTGTATTCTATCTGGTGCTCTTTTCATAGCTACATAGTAAGCTAATCCTGCAGTTAGACAAGGTATAAATCTAAAGGGTATCTCTAGTGTATTCACTTGCGTATCAGCGTCTTGCATCCTTGTTAAAGCGTCATAAACAATGACATCTGTACTGTTTTCTGGTGTAGGATATAATTTAAGATTAGGCGTTATTTGCCTATCCAAAAAATATTGCGTTGGTCTGCTTGTAGATGTTTTGTTAGGCAGATTAATGAATGTGTCTCTACTAATTCTAGTCATGCTAAAATCTGTGCCACTTCTTCTCACAACCACAGATAATATATCTATAATATCAGTGCCTAAACTATACTCTGAATCATTAGCAGTTAAAGCTTGAGTTCTTTGCTCAATAGTCCATTGATTAAGGCCACGATTTGCCCACTCCGCAAGCATAATATTCATAGAACGCCTGGCAGTTTGCAAATCGTAACCAGTTTTAGCTTCTAAACCACATCTTTCAAAAGCCTCCTCAATGTACTCTGCGACATCTAAATCAAAATCAGTAGAACTTGAGGTTGCCATTAGGCTTTACCACCTTTTCTCATTTTCTTAGCCATGCCACCACCACGCATCTTTTTGGTCATGCCACCGCCTCTCATTTTTTTTGGTTTTGCTTCGCCACCCATCATCATTTTAGCAGCTTTAGCCATGTCTTTAGAC